GTTCGCATGAAGAAGTTGCTCAACCATCGGTATTCACCCCTGAATGTGGTGATTGCATGTTCCATGGGTTGTTCTCCTGATTTTTAACGGGTTATTCTTTCGACTGTTTACCCCTGTTTTTGAGAAGTTAGTATTTAGTAAGTAGAAAACGAGTTAGATCATTAGTTCAACTTATTAGATGCTAACCCGAAGCTAACTATCAACGGTATAAAAAAAGGGACCACCATTTCTGGTGATCCCTTAATAGCTGTGCTGCTTATTCGGCAGCCATACCGTCATCCGCAGGATTGCTGAACCTGATCTTCCGACGCATCGGGTTCTCACCTGCAACAGGTGCCTGCTGTGCCGCCTTGCGACGACGCAGTTCGACCTGAAGACCAGTGCGGTCATCGGTCATGAGGATAACGCTTTCGCCCGGTTCGAGCTTGATCGCTTCCTCCATGAAGTCGTTCCGCAATTCGTTCTGTGCGTCCCGCAGGTTCCGCATGAACGGGCTGTTGATACGGCTCAGGTCGAATTCCTGAATGGTATCAATGGTCGTCACCGTTGCCAGTGATACGAAGGTCGTGACCTTCTCGCCGTCATCGCTCTTGGTCTGAGCGGTATAGCCGAAGTTCAAGAACCACTCGGCCTCCGGCTTGTCTTCACGGCCATTGGTACGGCCATTGGTACGACCGTTGGTCTGGCCGGACTTCGGTGCTTCGTTTTCCATTTCAAAATCGAGAATACCCATGAGATGGCTCCTTACATGGTGATTTAGGATGTGCATGATTGCAAACACCCAAACGGACGCGCAGCGTCCCTTAATTGTTCAGGGATATTAACCCCTAAACAAACCAAAAAAACGAATAATCGTTAATTTGATTATCTCAACACCCATGCACAATGAGTGTAACTTGCCTGTTTCTGACAGTCTGACATGGCTTGTTGGTGTTCAACATGCAGATACCAGCCATCTGCGAGGATCAGTCCAACGAGGACCAGTGTAAGGAATTTCATCATTTCATGGTGCTCCCAGTTGTCCATTCGAAGACGAACGGTCCAACGCGTAATTGGTGATAGACGATGCCCAGATAGGGCTTTGAACGATGGAAGCTGTCATAGCAGAGACGCCAGCATGTCCATGTCTGGGTAATGGTAAAATCGTTCATGATTTGGTGCTCCCATACAGTTGTGTCATGATCTCTTTGACCATGACTTTGCGGTCGTTCTGAAGCATGAGGATAACTTCAGCGACCTCGATCTTCTCCTCTGGTTCCAGAGGTATGCAGACCAGTCTCTGACAGAGGGTTATGATCTGCTTGTCCAGATCGGTCAGAGCGGTGTGATGCGGTGAATTACTCATCCTCATCACCTCCGAATACTTCGTCCCATTCATCAGGCGTAGAGCCTGTCATGAGGAACTCACGGTCATCTGCTGACAGATTTGGCATCACGTCCTGTATCAGTTCACCTGCTTCCCAGCGGTTGACCTGCTCCTCGGTGACATTGATCTCTCTCTGGTTCCATGAACCAGTGAGTATTGATTTCTTGGTGAGTAGTGGCATAACATTAACTCCTATATGTTATGTTGATTAAAAGAGAAGATTATTCATGTCAGCTTTGGTAAGCGTGGCAGGATATTCATCGAACGTGTCATTATAATCAATAACTTCTGCGAAGTTATCGAACTCATGTTCTAGCTGGATCATCTCTCTGATGTGAGCGCAGTCATTGCATGAGCAGTTGTCGCTGTAGTAAACGACCTCGATCTGATGGATGTGCATCGGAAGATTTCCTTTTGTAAGAGTTGTTAATAGATATAAAGATTTACTTTTGTAAATCTTTTATCAAAAGTAAAGATTTACTTTTGATTAAGATATTTATATATAAATATCTTATAATATCTATCTGAGATAAAGAAATTCCCTGACCAGAGAAATCTGGTCAGGGTTTCGGGAGTGTTACGCTTCCTTTTTAGCGTGAACAGCTTCGAGTTCTGCGATGTTGTGGAGATACAGCTTTTCGAAGTCAGCAGATTTTCCCATACGTTCCAAGGTCTTAGCTTCCCTCTCAGCTATTTCCATAGCTGCGTCGTGAATGTGCCCTTTGAGATATGTATGACGGTAAGTCTTGCTCCTTGCAGCGTGGGCCATGTCGACGTCCTGCATCATACGCTCAAAGGTTGAGGTAGATACTGATGCACCAGTCAGTAACTGGTCGATGCCCTCGAACAGGGTGTCAGTGGCCTTGAGTGCGGTAGTGAGTGGGTTGGTCATGGTATGGCTCCTATGATGAGGTGATGCGGTTGCACCACCATGCGGGCGCGCAGCGCCTGTGTATGAGCCAGTGTAGCCATGGGGGGGGGTACTTAGGTTTAAGGAGTGTAGAACACTCAACACTGCTATCATATCAAGGTGTGAATAATTCTCCACTGCGATTAATAAATAATATTATAAATATTATCTACTATCCGAAGGTATTTAGGAGATGCATGAAATGAGAAACCACCCGTCCTCTACATGAAGGAGCCATCCAAAGCACATGGAGGACGGGGGTTAATAGATAATCAACGGACTTTTACCGTACCTACAACCACTGGGCGATTATCTGATACCCAGACAGTGTTTTCAGGAACATAACTAACATAGTATTAGTTTAGTTCCAAATCTTTTATTTTGTGATGGATTATCCCCCAGCTATTCCTTGTACGAAGGTACAATAGGGGTATCGCTTCTCTTTCTCTAGGTTTTAGAGGGAAGTTCACGAAGAGCGGGTCTGGGTCACAGGTGTGCCTCTTTTCCTTGGTTCATGTCAAGTACCCAATTCGTTGGAGGATACCCTCTACGTCGTTCCAGTTCACCCAGAGACGCTGTGTGGCCTTGTCGAAAAGGGTAGGGCAGCCCAGCGCAGCGTCATCAATATAGAGGTGGGCGTATTGCTTGGGGGAAGAGGTCCAAGTGTACTGGGTGGCATTCTCGTTGATGCCTTCCTCGAAGGTGACGCCATTGGCGAGGCAATAGGCGACAGCCTCGTCAAGCTCATCGCCGGAGCGCATGGTCCAGAGCATGAGACGGTGGCCCTCAGCCATGAGGCGTCTGAGGACTTTGATGGCCTTGGGATTGGGGCGACCGATCACAGGGTATTGGTGTGCCACGATGGTGCCGTCAAAATCGACAGCAATAATCTTAGGCTGCATTATTATGTACTCCTTTGATGGAGGCAAAATCATGTTTGCGGTTAATGATTACTTCGATATTGAAGCAGCCGGGTTGGATTTCTTCGAGGCCCGCACGAAGTTCGGCGTCGAGATGGGCGTCGGTCACATCTTTGATGTCTTCAAGGAAAAAGCCATAATTCTGCTCGCCCTTATTTGAAGGATTATCCGAGATGACTTCTTCATAAGAATCCAAGAAAATCTCAGGCTTGCACGGGTAATACTCGCCTTGAATACCACGGATAATATAATCACCCATATTGGCGATCATGATACCCTCAAAGGTGTGGATTGCGAGACCTGTGACGGCCTGCGCCGGGGGGTTGCTGTAAACAGCGGAGGTGTGGCCCTCCTCCTTCATCTGGGTCATCAGAGCACCCATCGTGGAGAGGGAGAGTTCGACAGCATCAATTTCGACGGGCTTTTTACGGTATTTCTTCATGTGAAAATCTCCTTGATTTCGAGACTTAATACACCCTAAATGCTAACGTGTGTCAAACCCAAAGAAAGGACCACAAAATGACCAAGGTCACTGAAGAACAGTTGCAGGCCCACCAGAAGACCACCGGGGGAAAACGTGTCACCATGGATGATTTGCTGGGTAATATTTCCAGTGAGCATTACTTCACCAGTATGGATGGGGTTATTGGTGAAACCTTTATGCGGGGAGAGCGTGCTGAAGAAGGCAGCCAGCCCGACGCCCTGTCCTATCTGACCTTCTGCGTGATGGTCTTGAAGAACGGTTTCACCGTGACCGGCCAGAGCGCGTGTGCGGACCCGGCGATGTTCAATCGGGAGATCGGCAAGAAGATTGCCAAGGAAGACGCCCTTAAACAAATCTGGCCGCTCATGGGCTATGCCCTGAAGCAGGAAATCTATCTGGCTGGGGGCAGCACTCTCAAGGAGCGCGTGGTCAACGAAGCCAACGTGCTAAAGGACAAAATCACAAAACTGGATGCCTTCATGGGTGGCTCAGTTCAGTTCAGCCGTCTGCCTGACGACGAACAGCAACGCTTGTCCAGCCAACGGACGATGATGGGGCATTATCACGATATTCTTATTGATCGTATTGCCCACTTTGACTGACAAAAATGGGGGGACTTAACATCCCCCCATTTCCAGAATACCTTATTGGTGAAAACCCACAAACACCTCTAAGACATCTAATTTTACCTCATACAAGGCGGCACCACAAGATGAGCCTCTTTTCTTCGAACAAATCCTCGGCACCGCCCAAAAACAACACACCCGTGGTGACAGCCCAAACACCGGCTCAAACACCGGCTCCTTCCTCCTCTGGTTCAGCCCCCGCAGGGCAAGTGGGCTATTCATTGGAGGATATTAAGAAAGCAGTACCCAGCCATATTCGAAGTAATGTTACTCAGAATTTGGTGGACAGTTTGAACAATATCGCTTCAGACCCTATCATGGGGGATAATATCCGTAATAACTTCATCAGTTATACGGCGATTATGAAAGAGGGACGCTTCAAACTCGAAGATTACCTTAACGCTGTTACCTACGTCTCTTATAAAATAATGGGTAACAATAATGATGAAGCATATGCAAAGACATTTCCTCACAGATATTCGGCATTAATCGCCAAAGGCACGGCCAAGAAAGACATCGCCAGCTATGTGAGCGCCTTCAACAAGGGCAAGCTCGTGAACATGATCCTTGAGCAGAGCCTCGTACCGACGTGGGTGCTCAATCAAGACCTGTACCAGAATGCCATCAACGTGCAGGCTGACATGATGCAGAACGCGAATAGCGAGAAGGTCCGGGTCGAAGCTGCGAACAGCCTCCTGACCCACCTTGCCAAACCGAAAGAGGGCAGCTTCCAGATCAACATCGGTGAGACGGAAAGCTCTGGTATGCGCGAAATGCGGGACATGCTAAGAGAGGTGGCTATGAACCAGAGGGAAGCGATTGGGACAGGACGTATGAAAACCATCGACGTGGCTGCCCAGCGCATTCGGGCCGAAGATGATGAGGATCAGGGTTAATGGACGAGGGTATCTCAGAAAACGACCATGGTTACATGGAAAATATTGTCAAGAAAGAACTTGATGAATGGCTAGATGAAGTCGATTATTCAAACTTCGGAGACGGTTTCTATGTGCCCTGTGAGTTCGCTCTGATCTTCATGAACTTCATCAAGCTGGTGAACGGCACCGAAGGCGAGAGCAACAAGACGCCACCCGTTCACCTGAAGATGCTCGACAAGATCGTCGGGGACAAAGAATACATCGCAAACCTCTGTTTCCGGGGGGCAGGTAAGACGGCGTTGTTCTTCGAATACTTCGTTTTGTTTCTGGCTTTCTACGGTTATCTCCCGAATTTTGGAGAAGTCGATTATCTTATTTATGTCTCAGATAGTATGGAAAACGGGGTCAAATCTGCCCGCAAAAACGTGGAATACAGGTATCACAACAGTGAGTTCCTGAAGGAGTGGGTTCCCAAAGCACACTTCACAGACAGCTATCTGGAATTCGAGAACAAGGACGGGCGCAAGCTGGCCGTCAAGATGTTTGGTGCCAAGACTGGTATCCGTGGTACGAAGCAGTTCGGTAAACGCCCTGTGCTCGCCATCCTTGATGACCTCATCAGTGATGCTGACGCCAACAGCCGTGTCGAAATGCAGGCCATCAAGGACACTGTATATAAGGGTGTGGACTATGCCCTCGATCCGACACGCCGGAAGGTGATCTTCAACGGCACACCCTTCGCCAAGAACGACATCATGATTGAAGCCGTGGAAAGCGGAGCTTGGGACGTGAACGTCTGGCCCGTCTGTGAGCAGTTCCCCTGTTCTGAGGAGGATTTCCGGGGCGCATGGGATGACCGCTTCAGCTATGCCTTCGTCAAGAAAGCCTATGAGCGTGCTGTGCTCAACGGCAAGGTGGCAGCCTTCATGCAGGAGATGATGCTTCGTATCTCGTCCGATGAGGAGCGTCTGGTCCAAGACAGCGAGATCAGAGAATATAGCCTTAAATCATTACTTGAATATAAGTCGGCGTATAACTTCTATATTACCACTGACTTTGCTACATCAGAAAAACAAGGTGCAGACTTTTCAGTTATCTCCGTTTGGGCCTATAATGCCCAAGGAGACTGGTACTGGGTGGACGGCATCTGTGAACGTCAGGACATGGCGAAAACGATCAACGACCTGTTCCGTCTCGTGCAAATCTACCGGCCCCAGTCTGTGGGGATCGAGGTAAGCGGCCAACAGGGTGCGTTCATCAAGTGGCTTCAGCAGGAGATGATGACCAGAAATATCTGGTTCAATTTTGCTTCCTCTGAGAAATCTGGTGCTCCCGGTATTCGTCCTGTTATAAACAAGCTGACACGCTTCAATCTTGTCGTGCCACTGTTCAAAGCCGGGAAGATGTATTTCCCTGCCGAGATGAAGGCGAGCAAGATCATGGGGCATTTCCATGGACAGATCAAACTTGCCACCCATAACGGGCTGAAGGGTAAGGATGACTGCATAGATACCATCTCGATGCTGATGTATCTCAACCCTTGGAGACCCAGTGAGGATCAGGTGAAAAACCCAGCTATGGGGCACAATGGCGGTCCCGATTGGGATGACGACGACGATATGGGTCATGAAGAATTCACGATTAACTCATATGTCGTTTAATAATAGGTTGGAAATATGAAGCTCGAAGAACTTTTCAGCCGTCTCTCCTATGGGGAACTGTCCAACCTGAGCATTGGCAACGAGGGCCGTGGTGCGATCAGGGAAGAAGACATCCCCAAGGTGACGGCACACGTCAACGATGGCCTCCTGCGGATTTACAGCCGTTTTGTGCTCAGCACGAAGCAGCTTATCATCGAGCAGGTGAGACACATCACGAATTACCACCTGATCCCGAAGTTCGCTGAAAGCACGGGTTCGGATAAGCCATGGCCCTATATCAAGGACTTGCCTGATGAACGCTTCTTGGGTGATCTGATCCGGGTGCTTGAGGTCTATGACAGCATGGGCCGTGGCTACGTCCTCAACGACAAGGACGATCCCACCTCACTGTTCACACCGGCTCCTCAGCTTCTTCAGGTTCCTGATCCGAAGGCAGGGCAATCGCTCGGTGTCCTCTACCAAGCACGCCACATTATTGTGGAAAATGAAGACCTTGAACAGGAAATCGTTATTCCATTCGTTTTGGAGGGTGCGTTGCAATCGTTTATTGCTTATAAGATTTATAGCAATATGAATGGACAAGATAATCAGGCGAAAAGTCAGGAACACCTAAGCACCTACGATGGCATCTGTCAGGATGTCGAGGTTCGTGATTTGGTCAACGCGACGTTTGCCACATCTCACCACAAACTTGATGAAAGGGGTTTCGTCTGATGGGTATGCGAACTGTACATGATCCTTATGGCACGCCTGCCGTATTGGTTGATCGCATGCTGGGCAATGCTTACGAGGTTGTCCGGTTTGTCGCCAAGAACGTCGAATTCGTGAAACACGTTTCGGCACACATGCAGCAAATTTACCGGGTGGATGCTTCTCTGGAAGACATCGACGCTGTGAGCCTGAAGCTCGCTGAAATCGACATTATTATTGCCAATATGGACAGCCTGATTGCGGCTACCGAACTGGCCTTGGGCGAACCCTTTACGACGGGTGAGAAAGATAAGCTCACGGCTATGCCGGAATGGATCGCCGCTGACAAAGACAAGCTCGATGCTCTGCCCGCTCAGTCTGAAGAATTCACGGACACTGAGAAGACCCAACTGAGCAACCTCCCGGAGCAATCTGTGGAATTCACCC